GCTATCCCACGTCTGCCAAATGTGTTGCGGTATGTCTTTCATTATCAAATATTCAACGCATTGTTCCATTGTGCCAGCTTCAATCGGCTGTGTTTCGTGCAGTAAATAACCGCGCGTATGTTTTTTGAAATCTGGTTGCGCTTCATCTTTTGCCAATTCCCAATAAACCCACACCGGCGGCAAGATGCCCCCCGCGAGAAAAGCGGCGCAAAAGTTTGGATCAGGCACAAGCACTTTGGCGGGTGCATCCATATCGTTTGGGTCTTCAAAAATTACCCGATAATCACATTGCACAGGATCAAGATGCTCTTTAGCCCAGCACAGACGGTCAAACAGGTGGGTGCCTTTGAAATCAGGTGTGTTCATTAGGCTAAATCTCCGTGATAATTAGCTAATGTAATTTCTGTATCAACATTAACACCGCCTGTATCTCTTTGTGGTATAAGTCGCATAGAAGTTGTTATATAATTAACAACTACTATCCCACCTCCCGGATAAGCGGAAGAATCAATACTTCTTCCGTAAGATGTTGCGTAATTTGCATTATCAAATGCGTTTGAAAAAGTGATTGTATAATCACCTGCCCCATTATCTACCAACCCACTTACGTTCAGCGAGTCACGAGACGCAATAGTACCAGTGCCGTTAAAATTAACCCAAGCCTTCGCACTACCCTCGACGACGTACTGCGTCGATAGGCTGCCAGCGGTGCTGTGTTCCAGAGTATCTGCTACAATTTTACCAGCCATTATGCTAAGTCTCCGTGAACATTAGAAGAACAATGTGCATTATCATCATATGAACCAGTGCCACTATAAATGTTAAAACTATATTGAGATGCACTATTTGGGTGTGAAAATGCTTGGTCGCCAGTGCCACTTTCTGGAGAAATGCCAGAAGTTACAGCGTAGTCAGCACTATCCATATTGTTCACAAAATTAGGGTCATAAATTCCTGTTGTGCCATCTAAAATGCTTGAAATGTTTAGTGAGGCATCGGCAACAGGAGTGGCTATGCTACTGTCAAAATACAAAAATGCCTTCGCCAACCCCTGTTCCAGAGACATAGTAGCAGTAGCACCAACCGTCACGGTGATGTCGTTGGCGGTAGTCTTGCCAGTGAGGGTATCTACTTTGATTTCAGACATCAGGCTAGGTCTCCGTGGATTGCTAAAGCATTGTAAAAACTATCAGAAAACCCACTGCCATCCCGCCAAACAACCCACCGATAAGTCGTTGTCGTTAAATAATTGTCTGCTCTTGCGCCACCGTGATAACTATTGTTGCTATCATCGTTACGCACAGTAACAACATACTGGTAAAGCGCATCGTTTAGTGAATTTGTTACAGATGCAGTGTAATCCCCACTTCCATTGTCGGCGACTGAGCTGACGTTTGTTGAGCTGTCAATGTCATTAGTGTCACCATCAAAACGCAATGTTGACTTCGCCGCACTCTGTTTAGTCAGCGTGACTGGACTGCTGCCATCGCTGGCTGTGATTGTGTCTACCCTCAAATTTCCCATTTACGCCACCACCAAGTTGCCGTTGACTGTCAGCGTTACGCCGGTCGCCACTGTTAAACTGAAAAACGCACCAGCATTATCGCCAGCCGCAATCGTTACATCTGTGTCAAGCTGCTGTTCGTGAACGCGGAAAATATCGCCCTTGCCGTTTGTCGTGTCGCCAGTTGCACCATTTTCGCCGTCAAAATAACCAGCACCGCCACCAGCCGCAGTTTCTGCTGTATCTGCAACTTGATCAAACAAAAACAAGGTGATCCACGCATCATCATTTGCATTTCTCATTTTCAATTCATCGTTGCCGGTGTCATACCAAAGCTGATATGCGTATGTGCTTGTCGGCGCGGTTGCACCGGCATTTGTGCTAACAACAGCCGCCAGCGCATTATTTATATCTGTGCGCGTGTTCGGAAACGTCTGGTTTGCAATGATGTAGTCGTGCTGTGCCATTTAGAACCCCGTTGCAACGTAATCAAACAGCCGGTCAACACCTGTGTCGCTGCTATCATAAAAATTGATAGTGAAGCCGGTTGCTGATTTACTTGTTATAGCATAATAGTCGCCGCTTTGCATATCCCCGACCGATATAGACACCGCCAGCAGCGTTTTGAATGGTGTCGTGAACGTGATTGCTTTTGCGCCGGTGCCAGACTGAATGTCATTGTCACTTTCGGTGCGGGTCGGTAGCTGCACAGATGCCTCTAATTCTTCAATCGCTGGCGTTTCATCACTCTCATCTGTTGATAATTCAGCCCTAAACCGCAAAGCGCGTGCAGTGTAACTGCCGACAATGAACGGCCGGTATGCTGTCCAAGTTGGCGATCCAGCCGGATCATCTGTGGTCGTGCTGACAAACAAATCAACGTCTGTTGCCCCGCTTGTGGGTGTGCCGCCGTGTTGCGATAGCTGTGACACCTTTAGGTTTGCATTTACGGTCGCTGTATAGGTCGCGGTCATATCAATGTAATTTGCAAAATCATATGTGCCAGTTGACGCAACAAACCCGCCGCCGCCATCAAATAAGCCTGTGGCATCATCAAAATCGCCAGTTGCACTGTCAAACAAAATGCTGGTGTCTAATTGCAATTTGTCATCAATCACCACAACGTCTGTTTTTGTGCCAGCAAATGCGGTTTGCTCAACCACCTCATCAACAAAGTTGAAGCCAGCAATAGCATTGACAAGCGCAACACTGCTTGCCGCGTTCTGTGATACCTTGCCAAATTTGTCCACTGCCTTACAGAAATATGTGCCAGTCATTGCTGGTACTGTCACGCTGTTTGCCGGTCTTGGCACCTTTTTCACAATTGCGCGGGTGTTGTTGTATGTTGCGCCAGTTGTCAGCGGTGAATGACGAATGATGTAATGCGAAAGATCGTCATCTGTTACCGGCGTCCACGTTAGATCGGCCTGTTGCCCAACTATGTTGACGCTGAAATTAGTGACATCTGACGGGTCTTGCGCTTTGCCGGTGACTGTGTGTTGCACATCAGTGAAAGCAGACCGCGCCAGTGAACCGATGCCACGCACGCGGATGTCATATGTGGTGTTCGTTCTTACGTTCGGAATGTTGAAAACGCCGCTAGATGAATAGCCGACAGTGATGTAAGTATCCGATGTGGTTTCTTTGTATTCGGCTTCAAAATTCACAACCTGTGGATTTGTGCTGCTGGCGACAACCTCAATGACAGACACCGGCTGCTGGTTAATTGTCACCACATCTTCATCTGTTACAACTGTCGGTGCGGGTAAGCTGAACGGGTCTGGCAAGTTTGTATTGTCTGTGATGAAATCCTGCTCATCAGCGTCCCAATCAAACACCGCGCTGTTTAGTTCACGCAATGTCAAATCAACACCAATGACCGGCTGATCATTCGCACCAACATCAACGGCTAGTGACCATTCGCTCACCTCAAACACCTTGCTGCTAAATCCAAGCCGATCATTTGTCACCATAACTGTATCGCCGACAGACAGTTTGAATGCTGATATGGTGCAAGGCATCGTCATTGTGATCTGCTGCCGGTTGCGGAATAGGGCAATCTTGGCCAGACGCTGTGCCATAGCCGGATCAGTCGTAAATGGCAGATCGTAATCTAAAAATTTAGTGTCGCCATTATCTTCAATGACAAATGTGCTTGAAACATATGCAGGGTAATCTGTCGGCACATAAAATTTGCCATCTGGATTTGCTGAAAATGGTGCAAATACACCTTTCACTGCATTGTAGTTATCGCGTGCGCTGCGCCGCGTTTGCAGGGATATAGCCCCGCGCAAATTATCCTCATCAAGCGTAATTGTTGGCGCAACATATTTGGCAACCTTCAAATGAAATTTTCCGTTTGCAAAATGAATGGTACCGCCACAGGCAGTCAAAAGCTGCTCAAGCACCTGTTTCGGGCTTTGATTGGTGTTAAAGGTGCCGTGAACCTCATATCGGTTCTGTGTGCCGCCACCGGCCAATGTGACCTGTTCATCACATATATTAGCCGCCGTAATAAAGCTGGCATCATCAATTTCTGACGCATCTGCGCCAAATCCATATGTGCTATCTGTCAGATAGTCGCGGATCGCCAGTGCCGGATTTGATGAAAATGCAGTTGTGCTATCACGCGGGTCAAATAGTTTTTTTCCCTGCACCAAGACTGACAAATTTGGCACGCCAGTTGGATAAGCGTCGCGGTCATATTCCAGCTTCATATAGCAACAAGCAATGCCCTGCAAACGGTGATTGCTTGTCCATTTGTTAGACGCTGATACTAATTCGCTGAATGCTGTTTGCGTTGTTGTGCCTTTTCTTGTGGCAAGTTGAAATTTGCCCTGATACGGGCTTGTGGTTGTGCCAACTAATGTTTCGCTGTCGCTAATCGACAATCGCACGTCATTTAAATAGAAAATGTTGTAATCATCGACTTCGTGTGAAGCCACAGCCAAAACAATATGCAGAAACTTGTCATCTTCAGTGCTGTCAATGAAAACAATGGTGCCACCAACGCGCACAAGCCCATAGATCACATTGCGGGGCTGTGTTGGCTGCTTGATGTTTTGCGTTCTTCTCAAACCGTTCGATTGGAAATCACCCAATGAATAGCTTGGCAGTTCTGGTTTTGGTGCTAATGCTTGGCTTGCAACACTAAGCGCGGCGGTCGCTGCTGCTGAAACGCCAAATGCTTGCAATGCGGTCAATCCAAGAATTGTGCCGCCTGTTGCATAGGTTAGACCAACTGTTACCGCCGCCGTGATCAACGTGCTAGGGTTTGTAATTGCTTTTACAAAACTCTTAAAAAAGCCCATCTAACCGCCCCAAGTAATTTGTTTGTCTTGCAAACTGGCCACCATCTCTAGCCCCTTGTCATTAGGGTAGTCGATTTTCTGATCTTCGCTTGTAAAACGTCTAGTGCGGCTGCGATCCAAATCGATCAACCTGCTTTCCGCACTGACATTGATTGTTGCGGTTGCGCCAGCGTCTTCGATGGTCATCACGTCCATCCGACCACTGAATATCGTGTATGGCGTGTCAATAATTGTGCCGGTGTTATCTAAAAATCCAAAAAAGATCTTTAGCGACCGACCTTGATACCCCTCTGATAATGCCGCAGATACTAAACTGCTATCCAAGCCAGAAAGTGTAATATTGACGCCGTTTGCTTGCACTTGGCTTGTTTCTGCAATTTCGCTTAAATTCAAATATGTTGCAGATCCAACATAGGTTTCACCATCAATCGTGATGTCGCCGTAGCCATTCCACACAGTTACAGTGCCGCCATCGAAATCCATCCGCACAGCAAAAAACGGCTGAACCTCGCCAGCCGCTAATTCAGCCTCAAAGTTCGTGCCAAGCGTTCTAGCCATTAAAGTGCCTCAATCGCGCCAAACGACATTGTGTAAAAACCGGCGGTGTCGATGTTCCAGTTATGTGTCGGCGTGGATAGCCGGAAAATGCCTTTTGCATCAGTTACGATAACCGTTGCCCCATCAGCCGGTGATGACCGCAGATCTGGCCATATCGTCAATGTAGCTTCGCCAGATGCGTTGCTGTTTACATCGTCAAGCACTTTATAAAGCTGTGCGGTGCCGCTACTGCCAAGCTGTATATAGTCACCCGCCAACAAATAGCCTGTTGCAGACGCTGGAAGCCCGTCTATGGCCAGTTCATCACCTGTCTGGCTTGCACCGTTCACAACCGGCGTGCCAGCCGCTGACGCTGCACTGCCACGTGGTGTGGCCGCATTCGGGTCGCCAAGCAGAAACGTGCCAAAGCCGCCATATTGTTTCATAAAGAACGTGATCCATTCTTCAGCGTCTGCGCGTTTCATCAGTGGCAAATTGATGTCAGCTTCCCAGCGTTGACCTTGGTGCCGGTAAACCGTCAGTTTATAGTTATATGGTGATGTCGTGACGCCAACAGTATTGACTGCGGTCAGGCTAACTGTTGCCACATTGGTGTTTGTCGGCATCGATAGTGGATAGGTGATCGCCATAATTAACCCCCGAACGCCGCGCTGAACGACCCGCCGCGCCGCTTGGCATCCAAAACCGCGCCTTTAGCCGCCTGTGCGATCTGCGGTAACATATTGGTCATCTCTGCACGCACTGTCTGCTGCACGCCGGTTGACAGATTGATTGTCTGATTGACCACGACACCACCGCCAATCTGGTTGTTTGGCACGATGCTGCCAGACTGATTTGGCACAAATAGTTCGCGGCCACGTTCACCGACCATATAAGGCGTGTTTTTATTGACCTGACCGCCCATTGCGCGTGGCGCAGGGTAATACACACCAGCAGTGCCAGCACCGCCGCTGACGCCCCCGCCGCCGCCAAACATACCTCCAAACACACCACCAAGCGCACCAGCAAGCACGCCAGTTATCTGTTGCTGTATGGCCATCCTGATCATATCGCTGATGATGCTTGCAGCCATAGATTTAAACGCATCTTTAACCGATGTTGTGCCTTGTATGACGCCTAACAAACTGTCTTCAAGCCGGTTAAGACCTTGCACAGCCATATTATCTAGCTGTTGCGTTGTGTTGCGTGCTGCTTGTGCATATTGCTGCAAGCCGGTTTTAGATTTGTTTACAGTAAATGAAACGCCGGTTGCGCTTGCTTGCACCCGCTGAAACCCGTTT